TAAAAACCAGTTTTAACCATATGTATATGATATGAATATTAACAAAATATTTAGTTTATTTAAGTCTCCTGAAGAACCTGAAGAGACAGTTACACAAATAGATTTATCTGAAAGTCCTGTAATGTGGATTGGAATGTTTAAGAGAATGATTGTTAATTATGAAACATTCGCTAAACAACTAATACAGTTCTTTAAATCATCAGAACCTTCCCTGGATGTAGAGGAGATAGAGAGAGCAAGTGGCTATATGGTTTATAGTAAAGCATATGACCATTTAGCTAAATTAGACTTAACTAATAATACACATCTTGATAGTTTACAATTATATTCAGATGAAACATTTAGTTTTGTTTTAGATAAAGCTTTAGTATACTTTGAAAGTGTAGAAGAATATGAGAAGTGCTTGTTTTTGAAACAAATTCAAGACATAGTAAACCTTTCTTAAGAATAATTTGGCCCTGTAGTTTTCTTTTATTATTATATAATTACGAGTTATAAGAAAAACATTAAAACGTAAAGATAAGAAACGTGATAATGTAATAATGTTATTAAAAACAAATATATGAAACATAGAAACAGTATTTTACATGAACTCAATAAAATTGAGGGATTAACAAATCAACTTAACTTTATTGTTAACCAACAACAGCCAATTGAAGAATATAAGGCCGCATTGGAACGCATTAGAGAATCAATTGAACAAGCTAGAGCTTATGTTGAAAGTGAGCCTGTGACGGCTTATGAATTAAATGTTGCTGCACGATGAAACAATTAACAGCAGAACAAATCCAAGACAATTGGAATAAATTTTTATCAATTATTGATGATTACATTTCTGTGTCTCGCGCCCTTGTATTAAAAGAATTTTATGGACAGTATGCTGAGCGTATTATGCTTATGCCTGCTTCTCATAAAAAAGAATACCATAATGCATTCCCAGGCGGCTATGTAGATCACGTATTGCGAGTAGTACAATGTGCTCTTGAACTTCACTATGTGTGGAAAGAAATGGGGGCAGACACTTCAACATATACAGTTGAAGAATTAGTATTTGCAGCTCTAAATCATGATTTAGGCAAAATAGGAGATACAGAAAACGAATCATATATCCCCCAGACAGATCAATGGCGTAAAGAGAAACTAGGTGAAGATTATAAATTCAATGATCGTTTAGCTTACATTTCAGTACCAGATAGAAGTTTATTTTTACTAAACCAACATGGTATCCAGTATACTCAAAACGAAATGTTAGGTATTAAGCTACATGATGGTTTGTATGATGATGCTAATAAATCTTACCTAATGTCTTGGTCACCAGAAACAAAACCACGTACTGCATTGGTATATATCGTACATCAAGCAGATTTAATGGCGGCACGTATTGAGTTTGAACAAGTATGGATGCCTAAACTTAAAGGTGAAGTAACCCAAAATAACTCATCAAATTTCACAATTGAAAAAACCAAAAAATCACCTGTTAAGACTAAAGCTTTAGGTAATATTAAAAGTGAAGGTTTAAAAAGTTTATTAGATAATATATGATTATAGTAATTGTTATATTAAGTTTATTGGTTGTGATCTTAGGATACACAACCTTTAATCTTCTTAGAAAAAATGAAAAACAAGAAGATATCCTAATGGGATATATGTCTTACTTAAACAAAGTATCTGATATAATTGAAATGTCAGATAAAAAACTTAAAGAAGTAGACGCTAGAGAATCATTCAAATCAGATGATGAAGTAGGTTTCTTTTTTGAATCAATTAAACAAATCCAAAGCATCTTAAACCAGTTTAATATTAAAAATTTATGAGTGAAGTAGTAGCAGTGGTTAAACCAAAAACAAATGGGATGTATTTTACTCAAGAAACAGAAAATGCAATTATTGAGTATAATAATACTTTAGATTTTGATTTAAGAAGTAAAATTTACCGTGAACGTATTCATTATGCTTTCTTTAAACTAACAGAAAATATTATCCATACTTTTAAATTTTATTACACTGAAGTAAGTAATATTGAAGATTTACAACATGAAGTAATTTCGTTTTTACTCTCTAAAATACATTTATTTAACCCAGAAAAAGGAGCTAAAGCGTATTCATATTTTGGTACTATTGCTAAGCGTTATTTGATTATTTCAAATACTAAAAACTATAAAAAACGAGTAGATAAAGCCCCAATTGAGGAACTTGAATCAAATGAAAAATATAGTTATTCACTATCAGATGATCCTGTAGATAAACTTTCTTTATTTTTAGATGAGTTTACTGGATATTGTTCTAAAAATATTTATACTCTTTTTCCTAAAGAAGGAGATGCTAAGATAGCAGATGCAATTCTAGAGTTATTTCGTAAAAGAGAGAGTATAGAAATCTTTAATAAAAAAGCACTATATATCTACATCCGAGAAATAATTGATGTTAAAACCCCTAAAATCACTAAAATAGCAAATAAATTATATAATATGTTTAAAGAACATTATTATTTTTATTTGGAAAATGGTTATACAAATTTTTCATAATCATATTTATGGATAAATAAATATCATGAATGGTTTAGATAATGTAGTATTTGGTGGTAAGAAATTTTCTGATATTTTAGAAGAGATATACAATAATCAAAAGAAAAAAGATAAACAAATCTCTGCTCTAATATCAGAACTTAAACCATTAGTAAATGAGATAGGAGATGCTACTTTAATTGTTCCTTTAATTAAAGAATACTTAGAAATAAGCGTTAAAAATGATGAACAGTTAATTAAGATGGCTACTATCATTCAACGTATTATGAGTAATAATGGAACCGCTGAAGGCGGTTTTGGTATTTCTGAAGAAGAAAAAGCTCAATTATTAGCTGAAATAGATAAGTTTAAAGAAGGAGGTGAGTAATGAGTGTTAATGTAAAATTTGGTTTTGGTAATACTGTTAAATATAATGCTCCTCAATTAGATGTAAAATCCCCTACAGTAACTAAAGGTGTTTTTTCTAGTAGAGTTAGAGATATTATATTAGATGGTTCTCATCCTAGATTTAAAGAATTTGGAGAATGGAATGGTATAGGAACAATTTTTATTGAACCAACAATTCAACCTAACACCAAAGATGAGATTCCCCTTATTCCAGCATTTCCTGCTTTTCCTAATATTAAACAATATCCTTTAATAAACGAATTAGTCCCAGTTATATATTTAGCAGACCCTAATGTGACTGAAGATACTTCAGCTGTAGCCGCTTATTATTTACCACCTATAAATGTTTGGAATAGTCAAGTACATAATGCTGTACCATCAACTAATATTACTCCTGAATTAGAAAATAAAGAATATCCTTTAGTTGAAGCAGGATCAGTTAGAAGAGTAACAGATCAAGATACTGATATAGAATTAGGAAAAACATTTAATGAAAATAATGTTTTAAATAATCGTCCTCTTTTACCATATGAAGGAGATATAATCTATGAAGGACGTTTTGGAAACTCTATAAGATTAGGTTCAACTGTTAATAATGCTAAATTAGCTAATCCATGGTCTTTTGAAGGCAAAAATGGATCACCTATTGTTATCATTAAAAATGGACAATCTAATGAGACAGATGTCTCCCAACCTTGGGTTCCAACAGTTGAAAATATAAATATAGATGAATCATCTATTTACCTAACCTCAACACAACAAATCCCATTAGAATTATCAACTGAAAATATATCATCATATGATGGTCTAACAGAAACTCCAACTATACCTGAATTATATAGTGGGAAACAAATTCTTTTAAACTCAGGTAGATTAGTATTTAATGCTAAAAATGATCATATCATATTAAGCGCTGATAAATCAGTTCATTTAGTATCTAATAATTCTATCAACATAGATACAACTGATCAAGTAGCTATAAACACTAGCACTATAGGTAAAATAACTTTAGTATCACCTAAAATATATTTAGGTTTGAATGAAGGAACTGAAGGATATGTAGGAGCTGAACTCCAATCTATGGTTTTAGGTGAAAATCTTTATCAAACATTATCTAGTATAATAGATGCTTTAGATGGTATAGCTAAAGCTATGGGTACATCTGTTGCTGGTCCTTTTCCTGTAGCTTCTTTAAATAAAGAAGGTCCAATAATTGGAGGACAAGTAGCTTTACTAAAAGATTCTTTAAACATTTTATTATCTAAAAACGTAAAAACCATCTAATGCCAATCAATTTACCTGTAAATCCTTCAGATGTAGCCTCTCTTGTTACTATTGGGGTTAATGACAGTGGCTCAGGTACTAGTGGCTCTAGTCAAATAAATAATGTTTCTCCTCAAATTGATGCTAAAGTGTATATTGGTGGGAAAGTTACAAATGAAAAAGGAGATTCTATATCTAATGTAACAGTTACATTTAACCAAACACCTAGAATAAATTTTGCATCTATTTTAGATCAAAATTCTTCCAATCCCCCAATAGCTGTTAAATCTATAGTTGAAAGTGTTACTACAAACACTAATGGAGAATGGTCTTTTGTATTTGCTAAAACTGAGATAGATATTAAAGCTGTTAAAATTTTATTTGTAAAACAAGACTATAAACCAACTAATATCCCTTTAGCTAATCTTAAATCAACTGAATACCCAAATAATGTAACTGAACCTAAAAAAACATCAACCCCTGATACTGAACCTCCATATGTTTATATTGTTGGTAATGAACAGTTTTCAAGTAATGAACAATATATAGCTCAAACTAAAGCATTAGATTATTATAATAAAGCTATAGATCCTAAATATAAAGGAGCTATTCTTTATAATATAAATAAAACTCTTTTTCCTTCTCCTAAACCTGGAGAATTAATTAAAGCTGCCACTCAAGCCTATGTGGAACCTATAGCAGCTGAAATAAGAAAATTAGAAAGAACTGCTAATGAAAAAAAAGCTAAACAAGATATCCCTGGTCCTCAAAAAGTAGCTTTAACTGTAGAAATTGAAAAAGAAAATATTAAAAAGAAACTAATACCTTTTATAATAAAATTGTTAGTTCCTTTTGGTATGATAGCTGTACAAGCTGTAATATCAAATATACCTTTAGCTAATATAAGAGATCAAATTCTTTGTCCTCGTCAAGATAAATTATTAGAATTAATTAGAAAAAGAAATAAATTAGTTAGACAAATAAATAATATATATTCAAAAATAAAAAAAGTTGAGAAAGGTTTACGTATCACAAATAGTATATTAACAGGTCTCCAAGCAGGTATAGCTATTATAGAACTTATCCCCTACCCAGCAACTGGTGTTCCTCCTGTATTACCACCATTAACAGCAGGTGGTATAGAAAAAATAGGTTCAAGTAAAGATAAATTAAAAGAATTATTAAAACAAGCTAAAATAGTTATTAATATTCTTACATTATCAGCTGCTGCATTTGGGGCTGTATTGGGTATATTATTACGTTTATTAAATGCTTTAGATGCTTTAATTCAAGAATGTTCTCAAAGTCAAGATGTACCTTTTGAAACTATTAATAATGAATTAAATCTTTTAGTTAATCCATCAACTGGAATAAGCAATAGTGAGGTTATTGGAGATGATAAAGCTTATAAAGGATTTACTTTAGAAATAAAATTAGATGAAGCTAGCACTAATAAATATCCAAAGCGTTTTGCTCAAGCTTTAAACAAACAAGGTATTCCTGTATTAAAAACAGATTCATCATTTGCTTCTGACCCACAAGTTTTACTTGATCAACTAAAATTCATCATAGATTCAGATCCTAATTTAACAGCTGAATAATTAAATATTTATATATATGAAAACAGATTTTTTAAAAAAGTTAATTAAAGAAGCAGTTCGTGAAGCAATTCAAGAAGAAATCAAAGATATACTTCTTGAAGCAGTACGTTCTCCTAAAACTGTAGTTAATGAGAATGCTAACCCTATTCCTTACTCTACAAAACCTAATGGAACAACTAACATAAACCCAGATATTAAACGTAATTTACGTAGTATGATTGGTGGTGAATTTGATGCTACTATAACAGCTAATTCTTCACATGCTCAACCTGCTTATACTCCTCCCCCTATTAATACAGCTGGTGAAGGCTCAAGTTTACCTGGTGGTGAAGTAAGTTTAAACCAAATAATGGGATTAATGACCACTAAATAATGGCTATTAGATTACCAAATAAACATCCTTTAGATATAAACAAGCGAGTAGCTGTTGGGGTATCTATTCCTTTTAATGGGACAAGTACTTCAACTGATAATATCTTAATCTCAGTTTCGAGTAAACCAGATGTAGAAAATCTATCTCCAACATACTCAACAGGTAATTCAATATTTAATTCAACTTATACTACTACAGAACAGATTAAATCAAATATAATCAATTATATTTTAACCAATAAAGGTGAACGTGTTCTGAATCCTAACTTTGGGTCTAATTTAAGAGCTTTTATATTTGAAAATATAACAGAATCAAATTTAAGAGCTTTAGAAATGAAACTTACTAGTGATATTAAAGATAATTTCCCTAGTGTAAATGTTATTTCTTTAACATTAACCCCTGCTTATGAAGAAAACGCTATTCAATTGGATATTGTTTATTCAATTTATGGTAATGAAGCTCAAAATATACAAATAACATTCTAAATATGGCTACTGAAAATAGAGATATAAAATATATAAATAAAGATTTTGGTGATTTAAGAAACGCTCTTATTGAATATACCAAAACTTATTTCCCATCAACATATAATGATTTCTCTCCTTCATCTCCAGGTATGTTATTCCTTGAGATGTCAGCGTATGTAGGTGATGTTTTATCTTTTTATCTTGATAACCAGATACAAGAAAATTTTATTCAATTTGCTCGTCAACAGAATAACCTTTATACTCTAGCATACATGTTAGGTTATAGACCTAAAGTAACAGGTGTGGCAGTTGTTGATGTTGATATATACCAACAAATTCCATCTATATCAACTCCTAATGGATTTGTTCCGGATTATAATTATACTATTTTTATTGATAATAACACAGTTTTAAAATCAAGTTTAGCTGGTACTACCAATTTTATAATCCAAGATACAGTAGATTTTACAATCTCAAGCTCCTCAGATCCTACACAAGTTAGTATTTTAACTATAGATACAATCACAAATCAACCTGAATTTTATCTTCTTAAAAAAACTCGTAAGGCTATATCTGCTAATATACAAACAGCTACTTTCACTTTTGGTGCTCCTCAACGATTTCAAACAATAGAAATAAATAGTACTGATATAGTAGGAATATTAGAGGTGACAGATAGTAATAGGAATAAATGGTATGAGGTACCATATCTAGCCCAAGAAATGGTTTATGATAATATAACTAATACTACTTCAGATGCTGAAGAAGTTCCTTATTTATTACAACTCCTTAAAGCTCCTAGACGATTTGTCACTCGATTCACATCACCAACTACACTGCAAATTCAATTTGGTGCTGGCACAACAACATCTAATGTTGAAGAAGAAATTATTCCTGATCCAAATAATGTTGGAAACTTTTCTTCAGTAAATGATTATCTAACCACAGCTTATGACCCTGCTAACTTTTTATACACTAGTACTTATGGTATAGCTCCTTCTAGTATTACTTTAACTATTAAATATTTAACAGGAGGAGGAGTAGCAGCTAATATCCCTGCTAACTCATTTAGTGGTATATCTAATACAAGTAATATATCTGTACCAAACCCAGCCGCTACTAATGCTGGTTTAAAAACCCAAATTATTAATTCAGTAACAGTTCAAAATTCAGTAGCTGCTACTGGTGGATCAGATGGTGATACTACTGAAGAAATAAAACAAAATTCTTTAGCTGCTTTTGGTACTCAATTAAGAACAGTAACACAAGATGATTACTTGGTTAGAGCTATGAGTTTACCATCTCAATATGGATCCTTAGCTAAAATATATGCTGAGCCTGAAAGATTAGAAAGTTTACTTCCTGGTGAATCTTTATCATCAACAAATTTATATGTTTTGGCTTATGATTATAATAAAAAATTAAAAAATGCTTCTACTAGTTTAAAAGATAATTTAAAAACATATCTTTCACAATATAGAATTGTTAATGATACTATAAAAATTAGAGATGGTTTTGTTATTAATATTGGTGTAGAATTTGATATTATTGTTTTGCCTAACTATAATAATAATGATGTTTTATTTAAATGTATATCAACTGTTAGAGATTATTTTAATACTGATAAATGGCAAATAAATGAACCTATTGTATTAAAAGATATATATGTGGCACTTGATAGAATAGATGGTGTTCAAACAGTTAAAACAGTTAACATAACTAATAAATGTGGTATTAACTATTCACCATATGCTTATGATATTCCTGGTGCTACTCAAAACAATGTTGTATATCCATCTGTGGATCCAATGATTTTTGAAGTTAAATATCCTGATAGTGATATTAAAGGACGTGTTGTATCTTTATAATTTTTATATTTATAATAAAAAATGGCAGTTTATAAGATATTCCCCACTAAAGATGCTACTATATATTCATTATATCCTAGCAGAAACACAGGGTTAGATGAAATAATTGAATCTTCTATTTCTGTTACTAGCACTTCAGGTATACCTCAAGCTAGCAGATTTTTAATACAATTTTCTAACACTGAAATTAATGATCTTATCACTAATAAGATTAGTGGGTCAAATTGGAAAGCATATTTTAGAGGATTTTTAGCTGAATTAGAAGGTTTAAACCTAGATACTCAACTTGAATTCTACCCAATTTCTGGCTCTTGGAATATGGGAACAGGAAAGTATAATTATTCTCCTGAAGTTCAAAATGGTGTTAGCTGGGGATGGAGATCATATTCTGGTAGTAATGCTTGGTTAACAAGCGGATTCTCAGCTAATGTGACAGCATCATATAGTGGTACTTTAGGTGGAGGTAATTGGTATTATTCTTCTTCAAATGCTACTGTTTTACCTATATTCTCAACTCAAAGTTTTGCTTATACTGACTCTGGTGATATCAATACTGATATCACTAATATGGTTAAAGCATGGTATAGTGGTTCTATAGTTAATAATGGTTTAATAGCTAAACAAGATGTTGAATTTATTGATGATGATAGCTATGAGAATAAAATGCAATTTTTCTCTAGAGATACTCATACTATATATCCCCCACAACTTGAATTTAGATGGAGAGATTATGTATTTAATACTGGTTCTTCTACTAATACTATATTAAACACTTCTAATGCTACTGTTGCTTTAGATGAAAATCCAGGCATATTTTATCCTGAAAGTATAAATAAGTTTAGAGTTAATAGCAGACCAACATATCCAGCACGAGTATTTCAAACTGCTTCTCTTTATACTACAAATTACTATCTACCAACTTCTTCATATTATTCTATAAAAGACTTGGATACTAATGAAGTTGTCATAGATTACGATGACCTATATACTCAATTAAGTGCTGATGCTCAAGGAAGTTATTTTACATTATATATGAATGGTTTAGAACCTGAAAGATATTATAAGATATTAATTAAAACTGTTATTGATGATTCAACATTAATTTTTGATGATAATTATTATTTCAAAGTAATAAATGGCTAATTATCCCTTAAATAAAACTGTTTTTAATAAAGAAGCGTATTTGAATACAGTTGATACTTCTTTCGCTCAAGTGTCAACTCCTCCTCCTCCTTTAGAAGATACTATAACAGTTAGTGAATTTTTTGATTTATATGATGCTATATTTTATGATATACCAACCAATGGAGCAACTAATTCCCATGAATACTTAGTTAAAACAAGTGGAGAATATATAAATTTTGAGCAAACTGATGAAGATATTCAAGCTTTACTAGATGAAATAACTGCTTTAAGACAAGAAAATTTAGAACTAGTCCAACAGATTACTAATCTTCAAACCCCAACTTCTACTCCATAATAAATGGCTACTTTAATAAACGAAATAGATCCTATCACATTTGAACTCCAGACATATTCTCCTCAGGATGTGTCTGCTATGTCTTCTGAAGTAGTTAACCCTGTTTTTGATCCTAGTAAAGGAGATTATGTTGAGTATACAATAATATCTTCTGATAATTCTTTTCAAGTAACAGATCAAAATCTTGAAAAAGTTGTTGTAACTAATATTGATGCTAATACAGGAGTTGTTTTTAATATTGATTTAAATCCTGAAAAAGATTTACGTGATAAAGGTTTTACTAATGGTGAGTATAATGTTGTTTATAATTTCTTAAGAAACCAATTAAGCTCTTCTTCAGACAGTAGACCATTTTTTATAAAAGAAATATCACCTGATAGAACAGAATTAAGATTAGCCTCTAATATTATCTCTAATGATAATTTAGTTACATTATCTAATCAATTTAAAACCCAACTTAATTCATTAGAATATTTCCAAGATTTTTATCTTAATTTTGGTAGTAATAATCTTATTATAGCTAATAATATATTACTTGATAATACAAAGGCTAAGTATGAGATATTAATTAATTTATATGAACCATTACCAACACGTTTTAGGTTAAAAGATGTGTTGTGGATTGTTATTCAAACAGCTGATTCATTAGCTTTTAATATACAGTTTCAACCTGAGGTTATAACTCCTATAATTACTAATCCTACTCTTAAAGGTCCAAATTTTGATTTACCTATTAAGAATAGAACTAATAATTCAACCAATTATATCAACTATGAACAACTACTAAATACAAATTTAGTATCATCATATGATCAAATTTTATCTTACCTAGAAGACAAAAGTATTAGTGTAGGAGTTGATTATACTGACTTTTCAAATTTTGTTCATTTTTCATCAGCTGAATCACGAATTCAAAATTTCTATAGTAAGGTTCAATTATTAGAACAATACAATGATAGTTTAGTATTAGTAAATGCCGCTGATTCTGTTGTCACATCAAGTATTGTTATATTACAAGAAAAGATATCTAATATAATTAAAAACTTTGATGGATTTGAATATTATCTTTACTACAGTTCTGGATCAAATACTTATCCTAAAAGCACATCAGTACCCCCATATCTTTTATCACCAACATCTTCAGGTACAGTACAAACTTGGCTTGCATCATCAATTGATAGTGCCTCTATATATGACGCTATAAATAAAGATTATTTAATTAATACTATACCTACTTATCTAACTGACGACCCTCAAAATGATCCATATAAGGTATTCATTAATATGATGGGTCAGTTTTATGATAATATATGGATTTATTATAAAGATGTTTCAAATCGCTATAATGGGGATAACAGATTAGAATATGGTGTATCTAAAGATTTAGTGGCTGATGCTATTAGATCATTTGGATTAAAAATATACCAAAATAATTTTTCAGTTAGTGATTTATTTGAAGCTTTCACTGGATTCAACTCAGGGAGTATAACTCGTACAGTTAATGATGCTTTCCCTACCCCATCAGACACTGAAAGAATTACAGTATATCAAACTGCTTCTCAAGAATCACTTTATACTCCTTTAGATGATGTCAATAAGGAAATGTATAAGCGTATATACCATAATTTGCCTTATCTATTAAAATCTAAAGGAACAGTAGCTGGTTTACAAAACATCATTAGTATGTTTGGTATTACTAGCTCTATTTTAAGTGTTAGAGAATTTGGTGGAGAATGGAATGGTGCTAAACCAGTAACTGGTATTCAAGATATTGTCCCTGACAATATTCAAATATTGACTAATGCTCAAATGTCTGCTTCATTTCCTCCTATTATACCTCCAAATACTTTAGATGCTAACTATGCTTTTATACCTCAATTTGTTTTATCATCCCAAAAAAGTATACTTGAAAACTATTTTACAGATCGTAGTTTATCACCTAGTGTCAATACTGTAGAAATATCATTTTCACCTCAAAATGATATAGATAATTTTATTAAAGATCCTAGTAATTTACCTAATTTTGATATAGGAACATATATTGGTAATCCATCACAAACTTTTTTACCTTATTATCCTGACTTACAAGATGAAGCTCTTAGTATATTGAGTGGTAACAATAATCTTAATGCTATAGTATATATTCGTTTAATAAAATATTTTGATAACTCACTTTTTAACATGATTAAAGATTTTGTTCCCGCTAGAACAAATCTAAAATCAGGTATCACTATCAAACCACACTTATTAAACAGAAATAAAATTGTTCAACCTCAAGGTTTTATAACTAGTAGCATATATACAGGATCTATTGATATAGCTTTTATTGAAGGAGGTACAGGTGGTACTTTTGATGATTATAACTCATTAACACCTCGCCTAAACAATACTCAATCTTGGTATGAAACTATTATCACACCTACAGGTATAACCCAATCTTTACATAAAGATCAAGCCGAGTTTTATAATGGAGAATTACCTTATTACCCCTTAGAAGCATTTACAGCAGATGGAGAATTAAATATAGCTAATATATATAAGTATCCTTCTGTAATAGATATACAATATACTACTCAATTATATAGTAACGCTATACCAAGTTCAACATCTTATGATGATTTTATAGACAATAATTATCCTCTCCCAGGTCAAATAAATTATTATGTCCAATATGAATTTGATAGAAAACTTAATATACCTATTCTTTATTTAAAATCTATAAAAATTCATCCTATAGACTTAAATGGAAATGATTATAGCTCTGTTTTAAATAGTTTAACTAGTATTACAATGCCTGTACCTAGTTTGCCTGGTACTCTTGATACACGAACTATACCTATAGCTAATACTAGTTATTGGAATAATAATTCATATCTCGCTTATCCATCAACTATGGTTTATTTTCCAATTGTAAATTCATCATATTGGAACCAAACAGGACCTGTTTCTTTCATACCTGATCCTCCTGATAATGCTATACCAAATTCAAATATTATTTGGGATTATTATGAATATAATCCCATAATAAACAACACTGTTGATGATGTCAAATCAGTTGTATTTATGAAAGTAGATTTAGATGAAGGTATTACTGTGCCTTCCAACTTTGATGCCCTTATTGATAGAGTAGCTGAAAGAGCAGCTGTTCAAGATTCAAATTATTCTTCATATGCTTGGTCTAATATTAGATATAGAGGATCAAGACAAAGTTCAAAAAACTTTAATATATCTTTTTAAATGTTATAAATTATGGCTGATCCTATTTTACTTAATTTAGATACACAACACTACTACTACGGCACCACACCAAAACAAGCTGTAGCTGAACAAAATCAAACATTTTTTGCCTACTTTGATACTTTAGCTGATGTCTCTCCTATACTACAAGACCACACAGCTTACTATGTTAAATATCTAATTGATACTAACGGTAACCCTGTTAACCCCGAACCAGATTCTAATCCTAATAGACCTCAAGCTATAGGATTATACAATTTACTTGATAATTTTGAAGTTGGTAAAAACGCTACTATTAAAACTATCACTAATGATCCTTTATATGATATCCCACCTAACAGTTATATGTTAAATGGATCATATCCCATAGTCCATGTTGGTAGATTAACCCCTATTTTACTAACTACTACTGGGTCAGGAGCTAAGGATTTTGTCAAACAAATAAATTTTCAAGATTTACTTGGTAATCCTATAGCTCAAGCTATACCAGACTTATACTTGCAATACCAAAATGCTGGAGGTGATGGTAATTTTATTGGCTACACCGGAGATGATTCTTTCGCACAATATTTTGCTTGGTCTAATCCAGTTAATATTGGTACTCCTGGAGCTTGGTCTACAGATGGAACAAATTTTAACTTCCTATACCCTGGAGGAACAGTTGCTGCTGGAACTAGAATAAAAATTAGAGTAGAATTTGCTTTAAGAACAATTGGTGGTGGTGTCAACAATATGGCGGTTCAATTTCGTAGAAACAATAGTGAAGTACTTGATGAGGCATTAGTTAGAAGAACACTACCTGGTGGCGGTACTTCTGCTAATATCGTCCCTGAAGATTCATATTTTTATTATTCCGCCGCGACTTCCTACTTTACAATAAATGAAGGTGATAGTTTTCAAGTCCTAGTTAAAAGAGTAGCTCCAATTCCACCTGTACAATGGGCTGGAACAGGAGTAGAAGCTAGTGGTACTGTAATTCAATTTATCCAAGAAACTCCAGCTAGTACTGGTTTCATAAACGGGGTAACAGGAACAACATCCTCATATTGGACAGTTGATACTTCTAATTATGAACCTTCACCAGATCTTTCTGTATTAACTAGTTCACAATATTTGTATAATCTATATACACCTAATATTATCCAAATAACTCCATCAGCTTCAATAGATATTGACTTCCCAGTTATTAGTACACCTTTTTACCAAATTTTACCTGGAGATAAAATTAAATTTGGTCTTAGTGAAACTGATGTACATACTATAGTAGATGTTAGTATTGGAGATCAACCCACATATACTGCTTTAAACTTAACTATAACACCACCTGTTGATTCTTCAACTCCTCTAAATAATTTTACTCTTTATAGAATAATAAATGATGGAACAAGTGTAATTTTACAAGTTAAAAAAGACATTTCTGGAAGTGCATACGCTGGAGTAGTTCAACCTCAATTTGTATCTAAAGAACTAGTAGATAATTATGATAAAATAATCATTGACTTAACATCAAAAGGACTAATTAATTAATATTTATAATAAAATAATCTATATAAAATGGGATATCTTAATAATTCAATAGTTACAGTAGACGCTATCTTAACAAGAAAAGGTAGAGAGTTATTAGCAAGAAATGATGGTTCTTTTAGAATCACACAATTTGCTTTAGCTGATGATGAAATTGACTACACAATGTGGGATCCAACAAACCCACTTGGATCAGCTTATTATGGCCAAGCCATTGACAATATGCCTTTATTAGAAGCATTTCCTGATGAAACACAAGCAATGAAATACTTGCTCACTACTCTCCCTAGAGGTACTTCAAAACTACCTATTATAGATGTTGGTTATCAAGTTATAGCTTTATATCAAGGTGCCTCAATTGCTATCACACCTCAAACACTTAATTATTTAGGTGGAACACAAACCTTTGAATCATC